TGATGATGATATTCGCAAAGAGGTTGATTGGATTACACACCATTTTTTGGTTCTTACACGCAAAGATGTAAAAGCGAAAATGACACCAATGGAGTTTTGGGATATGGCAGTTAGGATCAAAAACACGGAAGGATTACACACGGCATCAATTGATAGTTGGAAAGATTTAAGCCATCCATACGATAAATTTGGAGGTTATGCGCAATACCTTGAATTTGTTTTACCTTACAGAAACCAAATTGCTGAGGATAATGATTTACATTTGCACACGATAATTCACCCAAAGCTAACGGAAAAGGAAAACGGTAAAAGAAAGCCGCCAGTACCTTATGATTTGAAAGGTGGTTCAGAATGGTTTAACTCGGGCAAGTGCATGATTACCGTACATCGTGAGGATTTGGATAGCGGTATTGCAGAAATTTACTTCAACAAGATTAAACCAAGAGCCATTGGTAAGATCGGTAAGATTGATTTACGCTTTGATATAAACCGATTTCGTTACTTTGACATCGAGGTTGAGGATACGATGTTTTTACAGAACCATCACAAGATATTTGCAACACCAAAAAATGCGAAAAAGAATGTTGAAAAAATGGTTTACTTTAACGAACCACAAACAACACTAAACCACATAGTAAAAGATTGCCCATTTTAGTACTAAATTAGACCTAAAAAAATCAAGCAAAGAAAAACACAAATTTTATACATGAATTATGATTGAAGAATTAGAACACTTACTCGCGCAGACATCAACCAGCGCAATTATCGGAAGCCTTAAACACGAATTAGATAGGCTAAAAACAGTTGATGAGGACAAAGCAAAGCCATTCATTGATGGAAGTACTAAACACCTGGAAAGCATGAAACACGTATTATTACATTTGATGATATGCGAAAAGGAAATACGCAATCTTATAAGCCAAAACTACAACCTACATAAAAGCGTTTTGGAGTTGACGAATGAGTTAACAAAGGTTAAGACTGAAAATGCTCACTTAATGCAAGGATTGTAATGCGCTGTAAAAATTGCAAAGAGAAATTTGAGCCTATACGCTTTCTCCAAAAGTATTGCTTAGAACCTGAATGCGTGAAAATATGGGTTGAAAAAGAAAAGGAAAAGCAATGGAAAGATAAAAAGACGCGGTTAAAAAAGGAACTGATGAGTTTACAAGACTATTTGAAGATTGCACAACAAGTATTCAACAAGTACATCCGCGAACGTGACAAAGGAATGAGCTGTATATCATGCGGAAATGAGCCTAAAAAAGCAAATGCTGGACATTATTTTTCACAAGGCGGTCATTCTAACGTCAGGTTTCACGAAGACAACGTACATCTTCAATGTGAACATTGCAATAGTTTTCTCAGCGGTAATTTACTGAACTACCAAATAGGAATCGAAAAGCGTATAGGCGGTGAAAGGTTACTCGCATTGCATGAAATTGCCCATAAAACGAAGAAATGGACTATTAACGAACTAACGGATTTGATCACAACCTACAAAGCCAAGATAAAAAATCTATAATTTTTTTACTAAGATGTATAACGTATTAAAAAAGTTGTATATTTGAAGCATAATTTTAAACATAAACACAATGAGAAAACCAAGAAAAGGAGTGATCGAGAATTACTACAAAGCACTAAATGTGATTCAAAAGGACTTTAAACGACCAAATCAAAAAACAGTTTCTGATGTTTTAAGAAGTCACAACCTAAGCACTTGCCATGTAGGCATAATGAAAGATTTAGGTATTATTGAAAAAACAACCAAAGGAACACAATGGATTGGATTAGAGCCATCGTTTGAAATGGCAATGGCTATACGCAACCGTTATGCCGAAAAGGTATCTGAAAGAAAGATCACAAAAACTAAACAACCAGCATTTGAATGGGCAAAGCCTGAAACAACGGTTAAGATTGAGCCAAAATACGAATATAAGCCACAACCCGATTCAAGCCTTGTAAGCGAGTTTATCGATCACCATGAACAATCACTATTACCGCCACCAATAAAGCGCGTTAAAACGGCTAAAATCGATGTAAAAACGCGTATGTTTCAGTTGCGTATATTCGGAATTAATTTATTCACAGTAAAATACTAATATTATGACTAAGAAAACACAAGAAATCGACACATTCGAACAGGCTTTGGATCAAGTACAAGCAAGAAATAACATCTATTTCAAGTTATGGAAGGCTAAACAAGAGATCGGTAAGGTCGTAAAGGGTAATGATAATCCTTTTTTCAAATCAAAATACGCTGATTTAAACAGCATTTTAGAAGCGGTTGAGCCATCACTGCATAAATACGAATTGATTATATTACAGCCATGTATAGGTAATTTAGTAGAGACTCAAATAATCGACTGCGAGACTGGTGATATGGTTACATCTTCATTGATACTTCCAGAAATAAGTGATCCACAGAAAAAAATTGCTTCTGTATCTTACTTTCGCAGAGCAAGTTTGCAATCACTTTTGAGCCTTCAGGCGGTCGATGACGATGGTAATGAAGCGCGTAAGGGTGCAGTGGAAAACAAGCCATTGATTAATAATGAGCGATTTCAAAAAGCATTGTCGGCTATTGCAAGAGGTGAGGCATCAATCAATGACCTAAAAAACAATTTCACGCTGACATCTGAACAACAGCATGACCTTAACATGATTGATGTATGACGCCAAAGGTAGTATTATTTGATGCTGATTCTCTGATCTATCAGGCGATGTATAGAGTGGTAACATTCGGTGAATTACGCGAAATGATCCGTAAAGGTGATACACGCTTTTCAATTGAGTTGGAAATCTTACAGCGCGGTTATGATCGATTTGAAAAGATCGCTTTTGACATCCTAAACGAGATCGAAAGCGAATATCAAACATCGGTGGTTAAGTACTTTTTTACCAAGTGTAAGCGTAATTTTCGGAAGGATGTTGATCCAACCTACAAAGCCAACCGTAAATCAAACAGATGGGTAAACGAATTACGATCTTATCTATTGGATTATTTAGATGGTTCTTTTGCATCTGATGAATATGAGGCTGATGATCTGATCTATTTCAACACGCAATTGATGAACCAATACGATTACATTATCTGCTCAATCGATAAAGACCTTAAACAGATACCCGGCATCCATTACGATTATTACCAAATGAAGGTAAAGGATGAAAACGGTGAGTATATGGTTGATCAATTCGGACAATTCGTAAAGGTGCGTAAAGGATTTAGATATGTAACAGAATCAGAGGCGGAAATGATGCAGTTTACAATGATGCTAACAGGCGATGTAAGCGATAATGTAAAAGGCGTACATGGTATAGGTCAAAAGAAAGCAGAAAAGCTGTTACAAGACAAAAATACGTTTGGAAAAGTACGCGCTGTATGTGAGGCTTACATGAATGAATCCGACAATTGGAAAGAGCGCATAAGAAACAACAAGAAATTAATGATTTTCCACTAAAACACGAACTATGGAACAAGTAAAACAGACAGCAGTAGATTGGCTTAATAGTGAAGTTGAAAGACTAACCACAAAAGCTGGTATACATTTATCGTGGGAAATGATGGATAGCATAATAAGACAAGCTAAACAAATGGAGAAAGAGCAAATAATTGAGGCACACGGTGATAAGAAAAGAACAAAAAGTAATTCAGGCAGTTGCGTTACATATGCTTACACTTTTACGGGTAAAATGTACTACAACGAAACCTATAAATCAGAATAGAATGAAAGATAAAGGATGTGCTTGTTATGGTAGTAATCATTTGCATAAGTGTTTTTGTAAAGATTACCAACCAATAAAAACAAAAAAGAAAACAAGTTATAGAAAGAAAACTAAATCAGAATAGAATGTAAAGAAATAACTTAACAAATTATGGCAAAAGTAATAATAGAATTTGACAGCATCGAAGACAAACACGAAATGGAGATGTGTTTGAACGGAATGAAGTGGTATTTATTAGCATGGGAACTAGACCAGTATTTACGCAACAGACTAAAACACGAAGACTTATCTGAAGATGCTTACAAGGCACTAGACGAGGCAAGGGATAAACTGCATGAGTTAAGAAGGGAAGATAATTTAAGTTTTGATTAACTAAGTAGGCAACGAGTGTTGGAGTGTCACCCAGCAGAGGTAATAAACAACTACCTTTTGAGTTGCTTACTTTATACCCGACAAGGTACTCATGTATAGAAACACGGATAATTTATACCTATAAG